ACAACCTGACCACTATTTGACTTAATCTCTGGTTTAGCATATCCAGAGTTAAATTTCATACCAAGATCATATTCAGTGTTGTTAATAGTTCTAGAAGAAGTGTTTGGAACAGCAGGGAAATTTACGTCTGGTTGTCCAGCCGCACCTGACGTTGCTCCACTAATGACGTTAGATCCGTCAAATTCATTTTGAGTACCAGTAACTTCTGGGTAAATACCATCTACAGCATTCTGATAGTATTTCAAAACTTTTGTTGTTGCGTTCCATGAAATAACTCTTGCACGAGAAGTAACATTAGTACCACCAACAACACGTGTCTGGGTAATAATTTCATCAGGAACATAGTTACCTTGGAAAGTAGGTGAGAAAATAACTGCTTTAGTTGCTGAAACTGTTAGATCAGATATTAACTCTGTAGTACCAAACTTTAAAGGATTGGTAATTAATCCAATACGACGATAGTCGTTGTCAATCGGGAAGTCACCTGCACCCTCATCATATGAGAGTTTGGCGTTAATCATAACTCGGAAAGCACCAAGTTCAATAATAGTATCATTTCCATGACCACCTGGAGGTGGAATAATCACATCGACTTGACCGCCTTGACCAGTACCAATACCAGTGATATTATCAACAGAAATTTTACCAAAGGTATATCCAGTACCACCAGAAGTAACGGTAGCAGAAATAATTTTACCACCATCAACAACAATACTAACCCTACCACCAGTTCCATCACCATTAATGGCGACGTTATCATAAGTCCCGTTGTTATAACCAGTACCAGCAGCAGTAATAACAATAGTGTCAATTTCACCCTCCACTGCGTTAGTTTTCACTGCATCATTAGTAAAGACAGGCATGTAGTCATTACTAAAGAATTTAAGAACAGATGCAACTGGAATAGTATACATATATTTCCAACGATATCCATCACCAGTAGTAACAATAGAGGTAGAAGTACCAGTAGGTTCAACTGTTGAGGGTTTTCCGTTAGGATCACTAGGAGAAGTACCGTTATAGATGCACTTATAAACTTGATACTGAGAATTTACGACGTAAAAGTCAGAATCATATAGTTTAGTAGCACCAGAAGCAGCAGTTTTACTTGGAGAATAATCGTGACGATACATGTCATAGGTAAAACCTAGACCACCAGTAGTTTGTTCTGGAGAAACCCAGTCAATTCTACGAGCAACTTGCACCGTATCAGCAGCAAGAACTCTTTTTAAAGAGATCATGTCATCATACGAACCAGAAAATTCCGAGAATGAATCAACTGCCTGCGGAGGCGAGTTTTCATTATCCCAACTTTGTGGTCTTCCGATGAATAAGTATATGCGATCACGAGAAGTTCCAGCAACTTCATCACTCTGGGTCGCATCTGGACCTTCAAGTGCCTTAATGAATTTTTGTGCTGAAAATATTCTAAATTGATCAGTTAATAGAGCTGCCATTTCCTAGTGACTATTGTCCTCTTGTTTATTTATGTCTGTTACGAACGGAGTTGTGCTGAGTACTCAATTCTCTTGAGTCTATAAGTAGCACCACTGTTACCCATAATATCCTCTCCACCCAAAACTGCTTGTGCAGCAGCGTTCCCACCAGTAGAATCACCTACTGCATTAACAAAAGTTATGGTTGGGTGTGTATTATATGTATTATCAATTGTCTGTTTGATTCCATATCCTCCATTCACTATAGATATGGAAGCAACTTGGTCTCCAGCAGTTGTCATATTAACAGTACCAGTTGCCTGTATATCACCAACATTTTCTACTGTGACTGTTGGTACTGCAGTATAGTTAGTACCTGCATTTTGAATAATAAAATCAGTTATTGTACTATTATATGAAAACTCATAAAGATATCCACCAATACCAACATTAACATTACCAGTATTGAATGGAACTATATCCTGAACTATAAGTACAGAATTAACTGGATCCCAAGAAACAACTGTTGCTCTAATACCAGAAACAGATCCAGTAACAATTTCATTAACTCCAAAATTCAATCCATTAGATAAATCTGGATCTAAGTATAAAGTAATAAGAGCAGCATGTGGAACACCATCAGTTAAAGTACCTGCAGAACTAATAGTAGCATATTTAAATGGTAAACTACCATCTTTTACTTGATCACCAACTTGGAATAATGTTGTGTTTTGACCACCAACAGTTTCCTCAATACCATATAAAGAACTGAATATACCACCATCAAGACTAATTTGATTTTCGTAATCAGTACCAGAATTGACAAGATCGATGATACCATCTCCAGCACCATCCAATTCATCATCATCTTCAAACTTCTTATCAATCATTAATGATATAGGATCTGTTAATGTAATAATACCTGGTCCTCCAAGATCATCCAACAGAACGTGAGGATTAAATCCACCTGGAGCAGATCCTGCAAGACCAGCATCAAACTGAACAATTGCATCTTCAGTAGATGGTATACCACCGTCAATAAATGCTAACTCATCAACTTCAAATGTAACAAGTAACTCTCTAGTTGTAGGATCCCAGTCATACACTTTAGCAACTTTGTTGGCAGAGTTTTCAATTTTTCTGATTACCCTGTCACCAACATTAAACTTATAAGTTGAATTACCATCCTGATCTATCTGACCACTATCTAATATAACTCTTTGATCATAATTAAAATTAACACCTCTAGTTAATCCAGAGAATTTACCTCTAGATTTAGCAGTATATGTAATAGTCTCCTTGTTTAAAATAAGTGTTCCAGATCCTGGGAAAGCATCAGTAGAATCAACATATATTTCAACATCAGACATTGCAACATTCTTAACAAGACCAGTAAGGAAACCAGCAACAGAATTATATGACTGTCTTGCTCGTGACTTACGTTTTAAGTTAACTAATTTTGTGAATATTACTTTAGGTTGATCTACATATCCGCTACCTGGATCGGTGACAATAATATTACTGATCTTACCTTGAGATACTTCAGCAACTGCTTTAGCACCAATACCACCTCCACCATTAATAAGAATATATGGTGGTTCTTGATAATAATCACCATCATCAACTATTTGGATATTTTTTACTTTACCCAACGTATCAATTTCAGCAGCACCTTGAGCACCTTGTCCTCCACCACCTTCAAAAATAAGTGTTGGTGGTGTAGCATAATCTCTTCCACCTTGTAATAATGATAAACCTGTAACTGTCTGTACAGTTGGTGTTCCTGTAGCACCAGTACCCTCTCCACCTAATATCCTTGCGGTTGCAGCACCAAAATAATTATCACCCTTCTGGGTCATCTTAATATAACTAACAGTCCCATCTGTGTTTAAAACAATATCTCCTTGAGCACCAGCTGGGAAAGTGTCTGCTTGAGCAGGAACTGCATCACCCTCAAATAGTGGAGTACCATAAAATTTTGGACCAATTGCATAAGGATACTTTGGAACACTATTACTATCTTCTGTTAAGAAGTAAGCATAAGTTCCATTAGGATACTCAGGAGTAACAGCGAATTTACCATTATGTTCATCCAAAGTACCAACAGTAGCATCCCAAATATAATCTTGAACTAAATCTCCAATTACATATCCATCTTGAACAGTTCTTATACCAATACCAGAAGTTGTATATCCAAAAGTATACAAAGCAAGTGGAGCACTTACAGGTACTTTAAATCTTATCTCTCTTGCAGTAGCAGCATTAAAACCACTAATATAAGCACTATAAGTTACTTCAGATCCTTCTAACCAATAGGTAATACCTGGTCCTTCAAAAAGATATGTTGTATCTGGTGGAGTACCAGCATGCCACCCATCATCAGTAGTAGATATTAATAACTGTTCATTATCATTACTAGAATCATTCTGTTGGAATACATATGTTTTTCCTCTCCATAAACTTAAGAAAGGAACAGTACTACCATCAATATTAAACTCACCATTAGCAACTGTTACAGCATAAGTTATAGTTTCTTCAGTAACTACATCAGGTCTAGCACCAGCTAATTCATCACCTACTCTGTATCTAAATCCAGTAACTTCTCTTTTAAGACCATTACCTACAGAAGTAATTTCAGCAACTCCACTATCATCATCAGTAACCCAAGCAGCTTTGACGACCAGATCATCTGCAGGAGTAGATCCACCAATTAAATTACCAGGAATAGTAATCTGCTCATCATCAACATAATTATATCCCATATTACCATCTGGTCCAGGTACTGCTGCATCTCCATTACCACCCATAGTAAAACCACTTAT